GACATTGCCCGCCCACCCAAACGCCAGACGCTCAAAGCTGGCAGAGGACTGGTGGGTGTTATAGACCCCCAGCTTGAAAGGCGTCGGCCCACTACGCAGCTCAAGCAAGCTGGCTTGGGTCGAGTGCAGGCCAGCACCGCCTCCTGTTGCCGTACCAATCAACGCGGATCGGAACTGAATGTCCGCGTCGTCATCAACCTTCCAGACGCCACCAGAAATCTGGATGTCGCCATAGTCGTTGTCTGGCACCGTGACGCTGGCACTGAGCGTGGTGCCAGTCATAGTCAAGCCAGACCCGAGAGTGATTTCCTGCGGGTCGCCAGGGCTGGATGATCCACGACCAATCAGCCGAGATGCTGCTGTGACATCCTGCATCTTGGCGTAGGTGATGGCGTTCGCGTCCACCGACCATGACGCACCTGAGCTGCTGACCGTGATGTCGCCCTTGTCTCCGTCGCTCAGACCGCCGTCTGAACCTTTCTGGGCAATCAACGACCAGTAGGCACCCGTAGCCGGAGCCTGATTGACGCTGGCTTGCAAGGCCCTCCAGCTGCTGCCCTGGTACAGCACCCCGTCGTTGGTCGAGTAGCTGGCACTGCCCGACCAGTTACCTTTCCAGGTTACACCTGCCGGTCCTGCCGGGCCTGCTGGGCCGGGCGGGCCTTGCTGGGCAGTCAGGTCTCTTATGCAAACGACCCCACCAGCACGATCAACGAACCAAGCAAAGGCCGGATCGTTTGCCGGACCACCACCGGCAAAGCTAATAACGGTGGGGCCAACCAGCCCTAAAGAGGCGGCGTAGGACTGTGCCTCGGCTGGAGTGGGAGCAGATGGATTGGCCGGATAGGTTCCCGGCATGGTGGCGTAGGCGTCTGCCGTAGCGGGCACCTCCAGTCGCTCCCAGATCGATCCTGTGGAGTACCAGAGGTTGCCCCCAGCCACATCCACATAGATGTCATTGAGCGAACCAGGGAGGCCCTGGGGAGGACCATTGCCGCGAGCTACCTCCACCTCTGTGGTCACGACTCTCTGCCACGCACCGTCGCCACGGAGAAATCTGTTTTGATGGCCAGCTGCCGGGGCCGGAACCAGTCCCTTGGTTCCAGCCGCACCAGCGGTTGCACCCGTCATCACGGCAATTCGTGAGGTTGCCGAGGCGGGGCTTACAAAATCAACGCCAGTGGCATCAGCCCTGACGGTTACGAAGAAAGTGCCAGAGCCAACGTAGGAGCTGGGGGTGTCGGCCAGAGCAATGAACTCGTCGACCACACCACTCGCACCAGTACTCGGTTGCCAGCCATCGTTTGCGTAGACGTAAATGATGGAATTGGCCGTGTTGAAGAACTGGCTCCCATCAGGAAACTTACCGGGTGGCAGCGAAGCACCCACCTGGATCTGATTGGAGTCAGTGTTCAGCATAGAAAACTTCAGAGGCGTTGGCTTGACATTCGCCATTACTGCTCCACGATCAACTCAAACTTCAGCGGATCGTCACCCTCGTCGGGCGACCAGTAACGGCCATTGCGGCGGTTGTAGTCAGCGCGAGCCATCTCTGGATCCGACGCATCGGACCAGAACTCATGCGTGACCGGGTCGCCTGCCGCGTCTCGATACCTGGAGTTATGCACCCTCCAGCGGTTGGCACCGTTTCCGCGAGACGCTTTACGCACCTCGGCCACGATGTCACCCGCCTTCTGGACCACTTCCTCCAGGCTCTCCCTCTTGCCCGTAAGCGACCGGAGCTGTAGCTCCATCGAACGAATACGGGCTTGCAGTGCTTCCGTGTCGCCCTCCTGCTGCATCCTCGGAGCTGGCTCCGTCAATGACTTGGGAGGACGACCAGGACCACGCTTTACTTCAATCTCTTCCATGTCTTGCCCCACTTTCTAAAGACTAGTCGAGAGGATCGGGCGTGTAGAACGCACGGATCAGGAGCGACATCCACGGGCGGAGCCACATGAAGCTGGCCTTTCGCTCGTAACGACGCATCCAGGTGACGCCTCGGTCGAAGTACTGCCAAGTGTCCGTACCCGACAGCTCCCGAGTCGAGACATCGAAGTCGACCATGAAGCCGAACGTCTCTGCCAGCGACTTCGACACCAAGTAGGTGTTGGTCGCAGCAAAGGCCGCTTGTGCATCGTTGTAGGTTCGAGTCGTCCCACCAACGTCCACATAGGCACCGCTCTTGTAGAACTTGACCAGCTCGTCATAAACCCAACGGCTCATGAGCGGGTTGGTCGACCAGCCATCGCGAGCCATACGATCCGTCACTTGGGCAGATTCGCAACCAGCACCCGACAACGCATGGGTGATCGACTTCGGTGCAATCATATCCAGGTACGGATACTTCTGGCAGTCTCGCGTCAGCATGACCTGATAGCCGTTCCCGCAGTCAATCGGGAAGCAGTTGTACGGATCACGCATGTCTTCGTAGACCTGCTCGATGGCACACAGCGGAGCCTCGGAGCAGCCGCTGAGCTTCAGCGAGGGATTCTCAATCAGGTTGGTCCACGGGGCACCCGAACCCTTGTAGCCAGACGAGTAGGTCGTACCGTCATAGCTGTAGGGATAGCTGCACATGCCAGCACCCTTGATGTCGAACATCAGGCGAGCGGCATTCTTCTCGTCGATCACATCGAACCAGCGGACACGCTGCTCGATCTGGCGACGAACTTCACCCGTGGGATCAACGCAAACCAAGTTGCGATGGAGGGCGAACGAGAAGCTGACATAGTTCGGCTTCGGCATCGTCCAGCAACGCTGGCGACCAAGCTGGTAGAACCGTGCTGGCTCTTCATCCTCCTCCGACTTTCCGCACAGATCCGGCGGCGGATCCATGGGGAACTCGCAGAGCTTGCGGTCGTTGTAGCTGGAGCAGGGGGCATCCACCCGAGTGACCAGACCACGCAGCAGCGTGGGAGCCATGTCGCAGGTGAACTGGGCCATCTGCCGCGTCACGCACCGATCCAGGAACTGATCGAAGTACGATGCCTTGATCGCAGCTTCTGCCGATTCCTTCAGGGGCTTCAGCGTCTCCTTGCTTTGGATCCGGCCCGAGTTGTTGAACAGGTCAAAGACCTGCTTCGGCATGATCCGCTCGAAGAGATGCTTGTAGTCCAGCTCGTTGAAATCCAGCTCCCGGTCGAGGGCTCGATTGTCCACATCGCGGAAGACTTCTTGCAGGCGTTCCTGGCTGGTCACCGTACCGTTTGGTGCGGCACTACGGTAGCCTTCGACCAGGAAGTCGTTAATGTTGGTCTTGGACATGATGTCCTCCTAGCTACAGAACTTGCCGACCGCGTTCGTCACGTTGGCAATGGTGAGTGGGGTGGTAGGAGATTCGTCAGCTACCGCGCCAGCAGCCTGGCAATGGTCGCTGTACTGAGACTGGCACATGCAATTGCCGTGCTGGATAGCGACCAGCAGAGGTGTGTCGCCTTCACCTGCGGGGGCAAACTTGGTGTTGCTGACCGCAGCCCCGTCGAGGTACGGGATGAAACCCACCACACTTGCGAACACTTGCGTGGGAGCACTGATGTCGAACTGGAAGACGCCACAGGTCCACACCACCAGGATGCGGTCAACACCCGGACGGACGTAGTCCTGAACCACACCCTTGACCGGGCTGTTCTGGATGTCCGTTACACTTGAGGTGCTGCTGAACGGGCGAATAAAGCCCGTCGCCACATCAAGAAACACCCAGCAGTTCGGAGCAGGAATTCCCCACTCCGGGTCCACGGGCAGTTCGTAGTAAGCATGGTCGTACTTCCGGCGAAGCCCGACGTTTGCATGGTTGGTTGCAGTACAAGCCATCGTAAAACTCCTTTAGAAGCGGTTCTGAAAACCAATCTTGTTGATGGGGGACGAACCGCTGGCATACGCTGCGCCACTCGTACTGTCGGGCGTCGAGACTCCCGGCTCCGGTTGGCTAACACTGGCGGTCTTGCTGGCCTTGATCTCCGCCAGCACTTCACGAATCTGCTCGTCTCCCAGCGGCAGCAGGCTTTCAACAAGCCTCTCGCTGACAGCGGAGCCTAGGACTTCTTTCGCCGTCTCGTGGATGTGCTTTTGCTTCGCCGCACGTTCTTCCACCGCCCGATACTCGGCAAGCGTCGACTCGACTTCATTCATTTTCTCCTGGAGAGATTCCTTCTCAGCCACGACCTTGGCAAGCTCTTTCTGCGCCACGGTCAATTCGTTCTTCGCCGTATCCTCTGCGAGGATTTCGGTGCGCAGCTGCTCGACGAGTTCGGCGTGCTGCGTCTTCAGGGTCTTGAGATCCATCTGTACTGTCTCCGATTCAAACAATGAGCGGTTCGTTCCGCCTCGATAGACAGCGGCGACCCCGTCCACTTCAATTAGACGCTCGACATGGAGGATACCCCCCTCGTCCACTTCGCCCTGGTAAACACTGACCTCATGGGACAGCGGGACGTTCTCAGGGAAATGCTCTGCGTCGTAGCAGATCTTTTCCGTAAGTTCATCCGCAGGGTTGAGGTGCCAGTCGTAATAACTCGCGGCCTTGTCGGTCCCGAGACTACGAGCTGTTCCGTTTCGCAGCTGGCCGTTCTGGCTGTGGTAGTCACGGTCTTCGCGGTTATGTCCACCACGAACCGTCACAGGCAGGTTTTCGCAGAGAACCGAGGAGTCCTTGATTGCGGCGTCCTCGTAAACTCGGCCATTGCGGCTGGTGCGCCCAAGGACTTTTACGCCCTTGATGATCCAGTTCTCCCGGTCCACAGTGGAACCGCGAAAGTCGAAGCTCTCGACAAGTCGTTCTGGTTTCATGGCACTCCTATATATGAAGAGGCTGTCAGCTTCCCTGCTGGCTTCCGTTCACAGCCTCAGCAGGATTATTAGTAGACACATCTGCGGCACTTCGCACTGGAGTTGCTTCTCGAACTTTCAACTCGTAGACCATCTGCTCGTCATCAACATCCATGCGTCGATTGATCTGCTGAGCAGACACGACACCCTCGCGATACAGCTCCAGCATCACAGACATCTCCTTCGCCCAATCGCGAATTGCTGCGGTCGGGTACTCGGCACGAATGCGGACGGCGGACTGCACCGACGCCAGCTTGGCCCCAGTCCATCCCAGCTTCCTGGCAACTGCCTGCCACATCAGGCTCACATCCTGGGCCGACTGGTTCTTCTGCTCCCGCTGGACCCGCAGGGCGAACGGTCCTTCGGCTGCAATGAGCGAAGACCGATTTCCGGTATTTGCATCGCCGGTCGCCATGAACTCTGGAATTCCGTACACATTTCCCAGAATTCTTTGAAGCGACTGGATCAACTCAACGTATTGAGTTGCGCGGACATTCATGCCGGGCAGCTCCAGCTCGGCACCTTTAACGTGGACGATCTGCCCAGGGTTGGGTCGGCCATCGTTTTCTTGGACCATCTTCTGGGTCTGCTTGGCGATATTGCGGAGGGCATCCGCCGTCGTCGCTGCCTTGTGGGTGTAGACCGCCGCGAAGCTGGACTGGGTGATCGCCAGCTCCACCATCGCGTTGATCACCTCTTCCAACTGCTTGCAGTGGCAGTACACATCGTAGAAGGCCGGGATCCCGCGAGGGTCATTCATATCCACCCCCGCCTTGCCCGACTGGATGTTGGACGCTGGCTCGAAGAAATACTCCGAAGTTTTCCCTAGTTGGGCATTTTGCCCAATGCGTCTCCTCCAGTATCCAAGGATGTTGCAGGCGTCGTTCAGATCGGTGACCACCCCGAATTCACCAAGCCAAACATGGTTGCCCACCACCGGGACCATCTGGCCTCCGGCATTGAGCATGCGAATCTGGTCCAGCGGGCCATTAGCCGTCACGGCAGACTGGATAAAGGACGGAGGCCTGACATCCATGGGCTCGATGAACCGGACCCACAGCTTGCCGTTGGGGTAGAACCCAAACTTGCGGAACCACTGGCCGTCCCGGTAGTGGCGACGGACGGTCTCCTCTTGGAGCAAGTACCACCCGGTGGCGTTCCCCAGGTCCACCTCCTCCATGACATCCTCGATGGCACCCTCGATTCGAGTCAGGGTGCTTTGGGTAACCGACTTCCCGGTCTTCCGCTGGGGGATGTACTTGTGGCCTTTCGCCACGCAGTAGCTGACGAGATGCTCGATCATCGCCCGGATAATCGGAAACCTCCACAGCTCGAAGCCGACGCGGTACATGTGGTCCATGCTCATGGCGTCGTAGTACGGGAGACGCTTACCCCCGTCTTCCCAGTAGCCAAACGTCCCAAAGCCATTCCAGCCTGACTGGCAGAGAGCCTCCCGCGACAATCCACCCAGGCGATTGGACAACTGCTCCATGATCTGGAGTTCACCGCTTACAGATTCATTGATCATTCCGCGATCATCCTCATCATCTTGCAGGCCATGTGCAGGGCGTCAGGCCCGTCATCATGTCGCCCGTGGGGGAACTGTTTTAGCTGCGACACAAGGATCTCCGTACCCTTGTCCCGAACGAACATGAAATCCTGGTGCCGAACCGAACCGTCCAGCTCCATGATCCTGTTCTCTTTATTCATCCGCATGTCCTCCTCGATGGGGATGATGGGCGTGATGACGCCAGCATCCTGGAGGCGGTCGGCGGCAATGTTCACGATGAACGACTGGAACTGATTCGCATCCGACCCGATGATGTCCGGCTGCACGGGAAGATCCCGAATGAAATCGATCAGCCGTTCGATGGTCTGGTCCGGTCCAGTGCGTTCCAGCGAAGCCTTGACATAGAGACGATCCGAGGACTTGGTCACCGCCAAGGCAACAATCGCAGAGTAGTCGGAGTTCTTCAGGTCGCGACCCAAGGCATGGTCGACAGCAACCGTGCAGTAGAGAATGTCCTGCGGAAGCTCGTCACACCACACCGTCACTTCGTCGTTGTCGACGAACAGGTTGCCGTCCCAGAGATTGCCGTCAGGCGTAACCGGGTTGCCCTGGTACATCGTCTCCCAGATGTGCCTCGGGACTGTGTGCTGTGCCTCCAGCAACTGCTCGATGGGATGCAGGTCCGCACAGAGCGGCTCTCCCGACTTCCGCCAGACCTCGCCCTTGTGGTCCACCTCGTCCTCGGTGGCAATGGCCTTGAACACAGCCTCATACCACTTGGGACCGTAGATCCGCTTCTCGCGCAGGATCTGACCAATCAGGTCATCGGGCGACCACCGCGTGCCGATCAGCAACACGCGAGCGTCCTTGGACAATCGCTGGCTCGCAACGGCTTGCCAGAACTGCATCCACTTCTGCTGGAAGGTGGCACTGAGAGCCTCCTCCATCGACTTGCAGATATCGTCGATCACCAACAGGTCCGAGGGAAAACCCGTGAGAGGAGACCCCCAGCCAACCGAACGCATGCTGCCCCGGTAGCCCTGGAGGAACCAGTGGACCTTGCTGCGATTGCCCTTGTCCACCTCCACATTAAACAGGTGTCCATATTCCGTGAGCAGGTCACGGCATTGCGACCCGATGTTTTGGGCACGGTCGTCGCCGTAGCTGACAATCGTCACATGCTTGTTCGGGTTCTTTGCCAAGTACCGGCTGGCAAACAGGTTGGCCGCAACCGTACTCTTGCCGTGCTGACTTGGAGCCGAGATCGCCAGCCGCCTGATCTCACCCATCTCCAACGGGTGCAAGTACTTATGCTCCAGCACCCGGAGCCACGGGTAAGCCTGGAAGTTCTCTCCCATAGCCACACGCCCCCAGCCAATTGTGCTGGCCTGGGCGAGCATGGAGGCTAATTGAGTTGAATCCAAGGCTGCTGTACTCAAGAGGTTTTCCCCGAGGACGGATTGACTCAGGCTATTTTTGGTGGCAAATAAGAAACAAAGGGGGACACTACGGTGAAAAAACGACTCACTCGGTACGAAATGGCCCAGCAACTCCGCGAGGAAGCAGAGGAACTACTCCGCCTGGCAATTGAATTGGAAGGCAGTCATAGTCGGGTTGAGCCCGAGGTAACTGAACACATCCATCGCAAGGAGGGGCTGACGCTCGAATCACTGATCAAAGCAATGGATGGCAAGATGCGACACAAACAAAGTCTTTCGGAAATCATGGGAGTGCCAATCGAACAGCTGGATGAGCTGATGACCAAGGAAAATGGATTCTCCATGAGCAAAAAGGGCTGGTGGAAGCACGACCCTACATAGCGCAGCGGACTGTGATCGCCTCGGTGTAAACCGTGTAGCGGTCACCATCGGACTCAATGACCCGGATCCGCATCTGGTGCTTTCCCTCTGGAAGCAAAGCGGTCTGGGCAGGATCCAATGTCAGCGACACCTGACCGTTGGCTGGTGGCCCAACAGTCACTGCACCAGCCACAAAACTGAAGGTCTGGATCGCACCCGCAGGGCAATCGCCAATCGCCAACTCAATGGCCTGGGCTTGCGACAGGTTGTATAACCCCGAGGCATCGCGAGGGTCGGCAATCTGCACCAGCAGGTGCCTTGTGTCGTTCTGGTAAATCACCCTTACGGCCATATCTTGCGACCCTCCAATACGTCGTATCTCACAGTGGCCTTAAGCATTGGCACAGAAATCCCTGCGACCAACTCCGCGACTGGAATGATTGCGGACAACTCTACATCCGTCTGTATCGCAATGCTGCTCGCTACCATGTACGCCGACTGAAGCAACACGGCGGCAGAGCCTGAGACTGGAATAGTGCCCACCGCAACCGACTGAGCATCGCCGGTGGTGAGAAGTCCAAGCCCAACCAGAGTGACAGTGCCAGCAGCACTAGACAATGCTTCGGTAGATGATAGGCCGGATCCAACCACCCCGACAAACCCCAGGGCCGATGCCTGGGCATTGTCAGTAGACGCAAGCCCTGCACCAGTGCCTGACACAAAGCCATTAGCACTTGATTGGCAGGAAGTCGAAGCCAGTCCCGTGCCTACACTGGCAACAACTGCCGCGCACTGAGAGACTGCATCGCCAAGCTGGATGGCTGCCGATCCAAGCAGCCCCGATCCACCAACCGCTGACGACACAGCATTGGCGGTTGTTGCCAACGCCGTGCCTGACACAGCAACGAGACCAACCGCAGAGGACGCAGAGGATTGAGTCGATGGGGATGCACTGCCAACTAACCCAACGGATCCACTGGCAGAAGAGACCGCAGGCCCTGCTGACGCAGTCGCTGAACCAACAATCGAGTGAAGGCCAGCTGCTGATGCAGCTGAAGAGCCTGTTGAAGCTAAGCCAACACCAGCAAACGTCTGCAATCCTGAAGCAGAGCTGGTAGCTGAACCAGTGGTTGCTGAACCACTGCCAGTGATCGTCTCTCCGCCTAGCGAGATAGCAACCCGAGACAGTACGCTTCTGCGACGGAAGCCAGCCCCAGGTGAGGAGCCTAGCTCTCGCACCTCTTCGCTACCAAGAGCGCGATTCCAAATTCGCAGGTCGGCAAGATACAGGTCGTTCGATGCCTCAGCGGCAGCAGAACTAATGCGCCCACCAATTCCGATGCCGTAGGCAGATGTGGAACGAATGATATCGCCGCTGTTAGCAGCCGTGCGGACTGAGACTCCATCACGGTAAAGATTGATCGTCGCCTGTGCTGCCGAGTAAGTTGCACACCAATGCGACCATCGACCATAAGTGTCAGTGGTAACTGACGCAGTGAGCGGCGTGAGTGATCGCTGCGTGTAGGGGTCGCGCATCTGAAACTGGATGTTGCCGGTGTTGACCCACAGCAAGCCAAACCTAGCACCAGTAAGACCCGTCGCCGTATCTTGGTAGATGGCAGCAGTCGTGGCAGGAGTCGCCACCAGCCACACCCAGCAAGAGATCGTTGCTTCGCCTTGACCGAGAAGGGAAGAAGACAGGGGTGGGATGAATCGCCCTGTTGCGTTTGCCTCTTGGAAGTAGGCTGACGAGAACTGCTTCGTCGCCCAGTCCGTGGCGTTGGTTCGATTGTTCGCAGCGGCGTGGAAGTTGCGAGGCCCAACATCGAACAGTGTTGATCCCGTTGCACCCAGCATCGGCATCCACGCAGCCCAGAGATTGCGATGCAGGTGCGGTGCATCGCTCTGATCTCCAGTTGCGTAGTCGGACCAGCTTGGATACCGCATGGCGTGGCCTATTCGTTGATGACCACTCGTCGCGGAACCAAGATCACACGCGAGCCATTGTCGGTGGCAGTGACTTCATCCCTCACTGCTTGACCGAGGTTGTTGTCGGCAATCGCCACAACGTAACGACCTCGCGGTCGCCAGATCACAGGCTGCTGCTCCAGCACTGTCGTACCATCTGCGGTTGCGACAAGAACCGAAGCTGGTGGACCTGCCTGCTTCAGATTGGCGTCACTTGTCCCCAACGTGTACGCACCAGCAGTTCCTGTAACCTTCGCAGGCCAGCTGGTGTTGTCGTAACTGGAGACAAGGTAGAGGTCCATCGTGTTACCGGCAGTCGGAGCGGTGCCGGTCTCAATGCGAAAATAGACCAAGTACTCGTCTGCGTAGTTCGCACCGAGGTCTGCCGATGCACTCATCTGCGCTGTGGCATTGGCCTGCCCATCAAAGCTCAACGTGTGCGTAACACCACTAGCACCCGACTCGCCAAAGATGATCGCAGTGCCTTGGGTGACCTCAACGTAATCGGGCAGTGCCATTGCTTACACCTCGGAGATGGGTTGGATCTTGCCGTCAGGTCGCCAAGGGGCAACTGCGCCTCCGACTTGATCGATGGACACACTGCCAAGACGCATGCCCAGCGCACTCAGCGCGGTCAACTCGTCAGGCGTCAGGACACCGGCGACCGTCAGGCCAGCCAGCAGTTGCTTGACATCCGGGTTCTGGAAGTCGAGTCCGCCTTCATTGGGCTTTAGCCACTGGAGCCCACGCTTGACCACCGAGGATCCGCTATTGCCTGTGGAGGCGAACTGCTCCAGCTTGGACAGCACGGCCTCTGCCATGATTGGACCAAGCTCCGCGAAGATCGCACGCTCGGTGTACAGCTCACCCGTGGGAACCTTGCTCGCCAGTGGACTGAGGGCATCAGCGACCGCTTGGTCGTTGCCTTGCTCAATCCACTCACGCAGCTGAGGATCCACCAGGATCGTGGCCCTGATATCTTCAGGGGTCATCAGGCATTTCCTTCGACGATAGCGAAGCTGGTGATGCTGACCGCCGAACCCGAGGAGATCGAGGTAGTGTTCAGCGTCAGGTCTCCACCACCACCCGTCGCGGTGACGGTTCCTTGGATCACTGCCGACCCAGCAGATTTTGCGAGGCGGAAGAAGCTGGCGGTGCCAGTCGCATTCGCCGAGGAGTCCTGCGTGATCGTGCTGAGAATCAACGCTCCGCTAACTGCCCCCGAAGCGAAAGGCGTCCCGCAAGTCAACTCTGCCAGGAGGGTAGCTGAGCCCAGGCTGTCTTCTACACCACCTGATGGCACAGTGCCGCCGTAGATTCGCAGCAACGCTGCATTGCCGAGTTCAGCCGTAATCTCATCCGCGCGGTTATTCCGCAGCGTTCCGGTAAACGAGAGTGCCATGATTGCCTCCATGTGCAAGGGATTCCCATGACGATGGTACCCGGAGCGGAGGGCAGCAGCCCGAGAGGGCGTGGCAATATCGGCGCATGAAAAGGGCTCTGGCAGCGGCAAACTGTCAGAGCCCGGTAGTCGTTTGGACGCCCCGATAAAAGTCATCCAAGACGAGAAAGCTATGAGCAGCTTACCGGCTTACTTCTCTTTCCGCAAGTTGGCCCCTGGGATGGTGAGATCCTTGACCAAGAACCCATTGGTGACTTCGTCGGTCTTGAGCCGAATGCTTTCCGCGTCGGATAGCTTCCGCACCACCTCCCAGTACTTCTTCTGCGTCAGCACCTCGCCACCGGCGTCGTAGGTGGTGACCTCCACTTCCTGGACCAGTAGCCCCCCATCGGTCCAAGCAACGCGGCCAAAGGTTTCCATCGTCTTCATCTTCGGCAGCTCCCCGAGTCCCGCCAGCGTGGCCGCTCCCGCCATCACCACAATCAGTGCCTCAGTAATCAGTCCCTTCACCCCAATCTCCTGTTCGCCAAGGGAAGACGCCATAGCCCGAGTCGTCCATGGTCGCTGCGTCGACTACCCGCTTCCCGCAGCCCCGAGCCACGGCGAGTAGTGCTACGTCGTATCCATTGTCCAGCCAGCCTTTCCCAAGCAGCAGTGCGTCCGCTGCGAGCAGGGAGGTCGCATCATGGAGGAAGGTATCGATCCCGCTCTGCCAGTCGTTACGCTGGGCGAACGGGAGCAGCAACCGGCCCTCCACGATTACCCCCTCGGGAATCTCCCCGAGGAGGAAGTACCTGGGCTTGATCACTTCGTCTTGCGGATTCGCTTGATCGCCTTGTTGGACGACGCGATCTTCACTGCCTTGCCACATGTCTTACAGCCCCCCACCGGCTTCCCTGGTTTGCTCGCCATCCTCACACTCCTTCTTCAAAAGCTCGAACAGCCGCTCCAGACTCATCAAGACCATCGCGGGCTTGCGGTCCTGGCGGAAGATTACCGCGTCACAGGCTTCGGGAACCTGGAGGAACGAGGCAATCGACTTACGCCGCTTGGCCTGGATCTTCAGTCCCGCCATCAGCAAGTCTACTGTCTCATGCTCCCCCAACGCCTGACCGTTGCTGCCCCAGGCCCGCTTGGCCGGGAGCCCCTTCTCCTGGGCAAGGTTCACGATCTCCCGCTCCAGGTCGTTACCCCTGCGTTTGTTTGGATGTACCACGGGGGCGACCTTTAATTCCGTAGTTGATGAAATCTGCCGCCGTCCCAATGGAACACTGATACATGGCAGCAATTGTCTTCTGCTTCATGCCGCCCAGATACAGCTTCCGCATCTGGAGGATGTCCTCGTCCGAAAACCGGGACATGCGACCTCGCGAACCTCGTCGATATGTCATTGCTAAACCCTCGTCGATGGCGGAGCCATCACTGCATAGATCCCCTTGGTCTGCCGACAGTCGTTCTCCAGGTACGCCATCGCCCTGGGCTTGTCGGTCGCATACGTTCGCCACCAGCCCTTGCCGCTGACGCTCTCCACGATCTTGCCCCCGGAGCCCAGGCAGTGGCCCACCGCGTCCAGGCTCCACTTCGTATCGCGGCTGTACTGGCCCAGCAGCCAGAGGGTCGCCGTGTCTTGGAAGAGCGGATGCCAGTTTGTATACCGGCCCTTGACCACCACCGCGTCGGTGGGCACCTTCACCCCCAAGGACCAGCTCCTCCGCACGATGAAGGGCAGGTCGAACCCCAGGATGTTGTGGCCCACCATTTCTTTCGCCCGCTTGGAAGACTCCCGAAACAAATCCCAGAATTCTTCCAGGATTTTTCTTTCATCTCCTTCGATTGCGCGGAAATCATTTCCCTCCAAAACCCCGATCACCAGGACGCGACCGAGGTGAGCGAACAGGCAGGCCGAATCCAGGAACTCT